TACTAAGTATGACGGTGAATTAATTCAGTGTTTTCCAGAAGGAGGATATGGGTGGCACACAGGTACAGGTAACTCTGTTATGCATAGAAACTCTGTAGCTATTGAGGTATGTTGTATGGGTCAGATAGTTAATGGTAAAACATATGTTGGTACACCAGCAGATCCTAAACAGATAGTTAAGCTAGCTAAACCATTCCGTGGATTTCAGTTCTGGCACAGATACTCAGATGCTCAGATAACTGCATTAAAACAATGGATACTATTTGTAGCTGAGAAATATAACATAGATCCTAGAGTAGGTTTAGTAGAATATGTAAGAGCAAAAGGTGCTGATGGATTTGATGTATTAGATTTAGCAAGAGCTAATTCTACACCAGGAATGTATTCTCATACTAATGTATTAAGAGGTAAAGTGGATATGTTCCCGCAGCAAGAATTAATTGATATGTTATTAAGCTTATAGTATGAAACTTAGAAACAACTGGAATAATTCAAAGAAGCAGTGGGATAAAGTGATGATAAGATTGAGATTATCTAGTTTAGACTTATTCTCACTAGAGGTAGATATATCAAGAGAGTTTTATCTGCTTACTATTTTAAATTTTACTATTAAAAATAGATAATAACACCCCAACTACTGTAATCCAGGTACTTTCTATACCTGGATTTTTTTTGTTTAAACAATTTCTGTTTAAACTTTTATTGTATATTTGTCTAAACTTTAATTAATATATTATGGAAAACCAACACAATGAAGAACAATTGTCACCAGAACAATTGGAAGCAAGAAGAGATGAAATGAAACAATTTTATGAAAAGTCTCTTCCTTATCTTGAAGCACAATCAAAGTATGAAAGATTATTAACTGAGATTGAAGAATCAAGATATAAAAGAGCAACTATGCAGTTACAATATGCAACTATGATGGCTGCTACACAAGGTCCTGAAATAGATGAAGAAAATGATAATGATTTTCCTCAACCACCACCTACACCAAAACCTGTAGCAACAGCACCAACTGCAGGTAAGAAATTAAGAAAAGGATAATGGCTCTTGTCAATCAAGTACAGAAAAGGGTTAAAATGCCCAAATGGGATATTGTTAAATTTCAGATCTTAACTCATTGTTATATTAACCGTATAACAATGAGTGAGTCTGATTTAGATTGTCTTACTTTATTAAGTTTTAATCAACCAGTAGAACTAAGTAACTTTTGTCTTGATGCATCTGCAGAGGAAGAATGGATTTTTAAATCACCTCAAACTGTTAGAAATAGTATAAATAAAGCTGAGAAAAATGGACTTATAGTAAAAGACTCTGCAAATAAAAAAGTAATTATGCTGAATCCAAATATAAAAGTTCAAATTGAAGGTACCATTTTATTAGATTATAAATTTTTAGGAAATGATACCGAAGAAAGCAAATAGTTTATACAAAGAAATAACAAAGGAATTTGATGTCTCTGAAGATTTAGTAGAAAGTTTAATAGAATCTTACTACAAAACATTAAGAAAAAAAATGAGTGGTTTAACTGATTTAAGATTGAATGTAGATGGTCTTGGTCAGTTTGTAATTAAAATACAAAAAGTAAAAAAGGCAATACCACATTATCAAAAAGTTTTAGAAAATCATGATACCTCAACCTTTGGTGCTTATCATAATAAAAAAAGTGTGGAGGAAAAACTAGAACTTTTAAACAATATTCATGTAAAAGCTGAAGAAGAATTATTAAAAAGAAAAACTTTTAAAGATGAAAAATACTCTAAAACTAATTTGGCAAAACCGGAAACAGATAGTTGAAGGTATAACTAATTCAATTATTCGTGATGAAACAGTAGAAGAAATAGCAAGACTAAGATATTCTATCTGTGATGAGTGTGAACACTTAGATACAAAAGGTAAAGAGTGTGCTGTAAAAGGTACTCAACCTTGTTGTGCTGAATGTGGTTGTTCACTTAATTTCAAAACTAGATCTCTTGCATCTGAGTGTCCTCTTGGTAAATGGGATGCCATTGCTACTGTAGAAGAAGAAGATCAATTAGAAAAGTTATGATAGTATTTAATGCAGATGATCATAGTTATAAAAGTATTGACGATAGTAACATTGATTGGATAAGTGTAACTACACTTGTTTCTCATTTTAAAAAACCTTTTAATGCTAAAAAAATTGCAGAGAAGGTTTCTAAAAATAAAAACTCAAAGTGGTACGGAATAGATCCTGTATTAATACAGGAAATTTGGACTAATGAAGGTGACAGATCTACAACTCTTGGTACATGGTATCATAACCAAAGAGAAGATGACTTATGTTCTTTAGCTTCAATAGAAAGAGAAGGTGTTACTGTACCTGTATTTAAACCTTCTGAAGTTAGAGAAGGTATTAAAGTAGCACCTAATCAAAAACTAGAACCAGGCGTGTATCCAGAACATATGGTCTATTTAAGATCAGCCGGTATCTGTGGTCAATCAGATTTAGTTGAAGTAGTCAATGGTAAAGTAAATATCATTGACTACAAGACTAATAAAAAAATTGATATGCAATCATATGTAGATTGGGAAGGTAAATCTGAAAAAATGGGGTTTCCTGTAGACTCACTAGATGATTGTCATTTTTATCACTATGCTTTACAACTTAGTATTTATATGTATATTATACTAAAGCATAATCCTAAATTAAAACCAGGAAGAATATTTGTTCATCATATTACATTTGAAGTAGAGAGGGAAGATAACTGGGGGTATCCTGTAAGTAAATTAGATGAAAATGGAGAACCAATTGTAAAAGAAGTTACACCGATTTTAATACCTTATTTAGTAGATGAAGTATTAGCAATTATTCATTATCTTAGTGATAACAAAAATAAAATAAAAAAGAAATGAGTTTTACAAAATTATTTGATGTACAAAATGGAGTAGTAATTCCTACTGAACATTGTTATACATTAAAGGCTTTGAAAGATGTAATGGATGAATATCCAGAAGAACATCTCAAAATATATCTTTATCTATTCTACATGTGCTGTCCAAATCCAGATATGAATCCTTTTTTCTTTACACCAGACATAGATAAGGAATCATTGATTCTAGAACAAATTGACGGAGATTTCTCTACTGAAGATGAAACAATCTTTGCAGCACTCAGATTTTGTGAAAGGATGTATGAAACACCAACATCTAGAGCATATAAAGGTATTGCATCTATGTTAGATAGATTAGGAAGATACATGGAAACTAGTCAGATTACAACAGGTAGAGATGGTAACTTTAACTCTCTAATTGCTGCAGCTAAAAACTATGATGCAATTAGACAGTCTTTCAAAGGTGCTTACAAAGATCTTCAAGAGGAACAACAAAGTAAAGTAAGAGGTGGACAAGGACTAGCATATGACATGTAATGAGTGAAATTTATCAAGATATACCAACCTATGAAAACGGAAACTGGACAACTACAAGTTTTGATTCCAGAGAGGACTTTACTAACTTTATCTTTGGAGTATTTAAAGAACCAGGAGAATACAAGTTCAACGAAACTACCAATAAAGTTTTCATATCTGAATCAACAAAATTTAAAAAAGATGGAGTATACTGTACAGCTCCTTTCAAATCAAAAGACTACATAAGTTATTGGGATGACCAAAAGACTAAATGTCGTAAAGGTATTATAGTTAAAGATGGTGATTTAACCTGGTTTGTTTGTAGAGAATACTACATGTGGTTAAACTTTTTACCAATCTTTGATAAGGAAGAACAGAACTTTGGTTTTGCTAAAATTAGGGATGCTCAGTATCATTTAGCACTTTATGAACTTCTTGCAGAACTTAACTATAAACATGCAGCAATATTAAAGAAACGTCAGATTGCATCTTCTTACTATCATATGGGTAAGTTTATAAATCAGCAATGGTTTGAGGCCGGGGTTACTCTTAAGATGGGAGCTAGTCTTAAAGATTACATTAATGAAAAAGGATCCTGGAAGTTCTTACAAGAATATGCTGCATTCTTAAATGAACATACAGCATGGTACCGTCCTATGTCACCAGACAAAGTTATGATGTGGCAACAAAAGATTGAGGTTAGAAAAGGAGATAGGAAAAATGAAGTTGGTCTTAAAGGTACTATACAAGGTATGTCATTTGAGAAAGATCCAACAAATGGTGTAGGGGGTCCGGTTAAATACTTCTTTCATGAGGAGGCAGGGATTGCTCCTAAGATGGATCAGACATATGAGTATATGAGACCAGCAATGAGATCTGGACTTATTACTACAGGAATGTTTATTGCTGCAGGATCAGTAGGAGATCTATCTCAATGTAATCCATTGAAAGATATGATTATGAATCCTACATCTAAAGATATATATGCTGTAAAAACTAATCTAATTGATGAAAAAGGTACTGAAGGTTTGTCAGGTTTGTTTATTCCTGAACAATGGTCTATGCCTCCATATATAGATGACTATGGTAATTCACTTGTAGAAGAAGCAATAGAGGCATTGGAACAACAGTTTAAACAATGGAAAGATGAGTTGTCTCCAGAAGACTACCAGCTTCGTATATCTCAGCATCCTAGAAATATTAAAGAGGCATTTGCATACAGAACAGTATCTGTATTTCCTCCACATCTTCTTGCTGCACAAGAAAGAAGAATAGAAGAAAAAGAATATGGGTTTGAATATCTAGATATATCTACTGATGTAGAAGGAAAACCAGTAGTTACAAAAAGTAATAAGAGACCTATAATGGAATTTCCAATAAACAAAAAGACTGAAGATAAAACAGGATGTCTTGTTGTATGGGAAAGACCAGTAGCTGATCCTACATTTGGTATGTATTATGCTTCTATTGACCCTGTATCAGAAGGTAAAACTACAACATCAGAATCATTATGTTCTATATATGTAATGAAATCTCCTATACAAGTAACTAAAATAACTGGTACAGAAACAGAGACTTACATAGAACAGGGTAAGATAGTGGCAGCTTGGTGTGGTAGATATGATGATATAAATAAAACACATCATCAATTAGAACTTATTATTGAATGGTACAATGCATGGGCTCTTGTGGAGAATAACATATCTCTATTTATTCAGTACATAATTCAGAGAAGAAAGCAAAAATATCTTGTACCTAAGAGTCAAATAGTTTTTCTAAAAGATTTAGGATCTAATAATAATGTATTCCAGGAGTATGGATGGAAAAATACAGGAACTCTTTTTAAAGCACATCTTCTTAGTTATGCTATAGAATATTGTAAAGAGGAACTAGATCAAGAATTAAAACCAGATGGTACTGTTGTAAGA